TTCTTTCTCTCCCCCCCCCCCCCCCCACATCTGCCCTTGTTCACTAAACGGCGCTCTTCCGATATTTGTTGGCAATATCTTTGAAAATCCTGAACTATTGGAAAAATGAAAAATAGATAGCATTTCTTGTTGAAAGATATAAAAACTAGAGTATAATCCAATTATGAAACTTTTAGGAAAAACAAACGGTGAGAAATTCATCGCATCTTTGCATCATTATCATTGTGTTACTCATGGAGATCTGATGATGGATGGCGGTCAACCCCATACCAATTTTTATGGTGGTTACAATCGCTTTTCAATGGATGGTCAGACTGTATGGTTCGAATTCAACGCTGACTTCGCTGAAATCTACAACAGACACAAAGAAACCAGAGGTATTTGGGATGTTAAACAAGGCAAAATCTTATCACCCGAAGAGTATCCAGATGTTAATGATATGAGTGTGAAAGCGGATAATTTCATTTGGGGGACTTCTGGTAAAGATGGTAAATCCCCTTTGAAATACGTTCTTCTCAAGAATTGTGAGACCGATCATTTGCAAAATATTCTAGCAAATGTTAAACATATTCAACCAGAAACAAAAAGAGTAATTGAATACATTTTGAAAAACCGTGAATCATAAATTTTATTATTACAAATACTCTAACGATGGTGGAGAGACTTGGGTTCTTGGACATTATAGTCGTTATCTGATGGATATCATGAAATTGGTTCGTGAGATTCCATTTTACTATCGTTTTAGAATCTATAATCAAGATGGTGTTGAATTGAATAAAGAAGAGATTAAAGAATCCTTTGATAAAATAGATTTGATGGATTCTATATTTGGAAAAGGAGGGTGGTTATGAGAGATCCAATTGCTAAAGAAATTTATAAAAAACAATGGGATTTGGTGAAAAAACACGCTCAAGAACGTTCTGAGTTATTGAATGAAGCCTGTAAAAGATGGGCAGCGGAAGAAGCGGAACTGTATCAAGAGTGTCTAGAAAAGACAGGTCATAAATTTGTCGTCGTTCCTGATAGAAGTAGGAAATTGAACGGTGAATTGAGAGAGTGGTGTGAACACTGTGGGTTATCAAAATGAAGCGCGATCTAATATCTCCTAATAATGTTGTCCCTTACTTAAGGGACATGGGGTATAACTACTTTTGTAATGAACGTGGTGAACTCGTGTATTTGGGTAATTTTGAAACTTTGAGTTTCTTTCATTATCATACGATGAGAGAAAATTGGTATTTTTGGCTTGAGGATGATAAGCTATGGTCGGAAAGTATCTGTGGATTTATGATCGTGTTTCCTCTTCGAAAATCGATTGCTTAAAAACTAGAATATGCTCAAAGCATGAAAGAACAACACAAACTACCAACATGGCTTGCTATTAGAATCGTGGAAACATTAAACAAAAAATAATAATATGGGACTATCAAATCAAGAAAGATACAAAAAAATCGTATGGGCTATTCATCACATTGAAGACGAACTTCGTCATCTTCAAAACGATTACCAAACAGAAAGGCTGAAAAAATACGAAGGTAAGCTGTTTCCTGCGCTATTGAATCAAACAGGTGATCCTGGGTTTTGGATTTATGGCGACAGCTTTGATAGCGACTCTTTTAATGGCTGCGCTCTGATTTCAACTGCTTTTGAAGCGCACATGGAAGATTTGCGTTTTGAAAAGCAAAAAAGAAAAGGACAAGATTATGTTTTTGAGCATAAACCTGATGTTTTAGAGAACGCCATTCAAATCGAAAATCTCATCTCGCATTCTGTTGTCAACGGAAGAGGAGTAGTTAATATTTGGAAGTGGGTTGAATCGTTTCTTTATGCCGCGAATCGGTATGCTGATGAAATGTCTGAAAGCTTAACTCCTGTCAAAAATGTTATTTCTAACCTGCAAGGCGATTTGTTTGCTATTATTTCTAAAAATAATCAGTATATGAGCGCATATCTTATGAGCAGAATTCTCAACAAGTGCGTGGATATTTATGATGATGAAGACATCCTTGTGAAAACAATTAGAAGCATGTATTTGCATCATAATTTCAATGTCGATGAAAGCACTAATGTTGAAGTTTTGATGGATATGTGGGTAGACATCCAATTCAAATGCAATTCAGACATCGAAACCAATACGAAAATCCTATATACTCTTCGTTGCATGGGGAGGAGAGTAGTTGATAGTAAAGAAGGGATTTTCAACGCTTTGAAAGATCATGTAGATCACGATTCTTTTGAGGAAGTATTCAAACAACTCACCAAAGAGAAGGAAGAATATGACGAGAAAAACAAATACGTTCCTCGCGATCATTGTGATTTGACTTGGAGATGGAAATACTAATATGCAAAAACTAATTTTGCGATACTTTTGGGATGATCAAGGTGCTTATTGTGGATACGAACATCTACCGTTTGAATACTCTAGTAAAGAGCAAGCTTTTGTTGATTTTTTTACACTCTATGAAAAAGAAGATCCTTTTTGCTTCCTTGGAGAAAAATTTGAAAAAGGTATGCTGTGTGATTATCCCGAAATTCTGACACTCGACGAGTGGTTTGAAAGCAACAAATTAAACAATAAAAATGAACATCCAATTTAAATCAACCAAACAAGAACTGCCTAAACACAAGCAGTATATCTTGTATATTAAAAGAGAACAGTCTATGTTTTACAAGGATTCACCATTACCGACATTTACTAAATGTGAATGGTCTTGGCATGATGGTGACGGCTCTCAAATATGTCACAATAATAAATATTCAGTTGAAAAGCCACCAGAGGAATATCCATTTCTTTTGATTCTTGATGGCGAGGGTTATACTATCTGGACAAACGAAACAAGTAAACATGATCCAGAAATCGAACATTTTTGGTGGATTGATCAAAAAGAGTTTGATAAAATCTGGGAAAATACTAAACATTAAAAAACTAGACTACACTGAGCTTATGAAAATTCAAATCTCAACAGAAGAGAGGCAAAAAATCCTTAGCTTTAAAATTGATTATAAACGAAAACTTGATCATGGAGAAGTCGATCCTCTTAGTAGCTCGATTAAGGTGAAGGATTTTGTTCTGGATTTTTTGAAAAATCGCGGAATCAAAAGACCCAAAGTTTATGAGCAAGCGATTTATGCTTTTGAAAGCGTTGGAATGCATACTGATAATATCTCCCCAAAATCAGCAATGACGCTCTGTTTAATGATTTCGGGAAGTGGTAAGCTTTTTGCATGGGATGGTAAAAAAGTGGATGGATGTTGGTTGAACAAAGGAGAAGGTGCTATTTTTGATTTCAACCTCCCCCATTCATTCGAAACGAATAAAAAATGCCAAGCATTTCTAATTGACATTCCTAAAAAATATAAAAAAATATTTTACAATTAATTATTTGACATGAAACTCCCAAGTACAGAAGAATTTAACTTCAAAGATTGCACCATCGCTGGCGATGAGTGCTGGCTTATCATGCGATTCATTTTTTAAATTCCCATCTAAAACCAAAAGCGGTTTTCATCCGAATCCCCTTAATTGCCTTTGATATATCACCAGTTCTATTTTTACCATTACTCAAAAAATTAGTAGCATCTTTTATGGAATCCCATTCTGCAATAATTTCGTCGTTCGCAGGGTTTATTTGTAATATTGGTTTTTTAGTCTTTTTTCTTATTTTTTCTATTGATTCTTGTGATATTTTTCTACCTTTGAAAATTTTAGATAACTTTTCTCTTGTTTTGGAGCTTACGACTTTTCCCCTATGGGTATCACCTATTTTTTTCTTGGATTCTTCTGTGTGTTTCATACCAGTCAAATCCAGCCCCCTTTTACAAACATTGTATCCGCTCGGAACTAGAGAATTAAATTTGATTATTAACTGCTCTTCTAAATTTAATAGATCAATTTTTTTAAAATTTGGTAAATATTCGACATAAACTTCAAAATTTTCATCCCCGTAACGATCCAAAGCTTTACCTATTACTTGATATCTCTCTTTTTTATAGCGGCGCAACCTTTTTTTAATACTTACAGATTCACCTACATAATATTTACCATTTACTAAGCATTTTATAACGTATATCCCAGGCACGTCTTCGAATTTATCAAATATCTTCATAAATATTATTTACACTTTTATCATAAAACTTCAATTAGAATGAAAAATACTTTAAATTTTTATAGAAATCTTCCAGAAGGGTTTGTAGCGAAGAGGAGAACCATGTTCGGCAAGAATATGGTGCTAATCACCCCTACGGATATTAAGACAAAATGGTGCGAAAAAACTGAATTTTTTCGCAGTTGTCTATTTGACGAGGACACTGGTAAAATTTATAGCTTAGGTTTCAAAAAATTTAAAAATTGGGGCGAAGACCCAGAATTTCAACCGTGGGATCATTCTTGGGAGTTTGAGGCTCGTTACAAAGTAGATGGGTCACTGCTTTGTATATCAAAAATTGATGGTAATATCTTGATGCGAACAAGGGGTGTGTTTGACGCGAGAGAACATGAGACTGGTGACGAATTGGACGGATTTATTGAAAAGTATCCGCTTCTTTACGAAAACGAATTTATTAATTCTGAAAATTATACCATTTTATGCGAACACACAACTCCGAAAAGAATTATCGTTTTGCGTGAAAGCGATGAACCAAAATTGACTCTTTTGGGCATTATTTGTCATAAGACAGGGCAATATGTCTCACAATGCGTTTTGGATGGTTTTGCGCAGCGAATTGGAATTGATCGACCTCAAAAATATATTTATAAAAATATCGCAGATTGTATTGCCGATGTTGAAGCGTGGAGAGGGAAGGAGGGGGTTGTTGCTTACTCTCCTGACGGTCAGACATTGAAAAAATTTAAAAGTAGTCATTATCTTTCACTCCATAAATTATCGTTTGGTTTGAGAGGGTTGGACAATGTTTTAGATTTGTTTGTCGAGTCTCCAAGATTTTTGGATTATCAAGATTTTTATAATTATGTGTTGGAGTCTCTGGACTTCGAAATAGCAGAAAAAATTAAAGATGAAGCGCGTCAAATCACCGATGCTTATGCAAAATTTGTGAAAGGTGTTGAGAAAATGCGTGAACGGATGGAGTTCATTCGTAATTATGCTACTCGAAAAGAGCAAGCTGCGGCGATTCAAGAAGAGTTCACGGGATGGAAAACGTCGATTGCGTTCCTACTTCTTGACAATCGAGAAATTGATGATAAAGTCGTGCGTAAGGCAATGGAGAAAATATTAGAATTATGATACTCATTAACAGTTATTTCGAAAACGAGCGAGAGCTTTGGGGTGAACATATCTTTTGTGAAGACTTGTGCCGCGATGAAGATATTCGGCGTAATGGTTTCACACCTATTGTAGCGCGAGGAAGCATTGCTTTCGACAATAGCGTAAAGTTTGCACTCAAGACTCTTGGACTGCCTGATTTGCGCTTTCCATTCAATAATGACCCACGATTCTATAATTACAGCCATTGGAAATCCCTGCCTGATTTGTTAAACGCTGATTGTTGGTTCGATACATGGGGAGAAGTATCTGAATCTTTGGAGCATCGTGACAAGCTATGGATTCGCAGTGCTAGTGGTAATAAAAACTTTACTGGTGGCGTTTTCACGCGCAGTGAATTCATGAACGAAGTCGAATATTTAAAACAAATAAATAGCGACGATATTATGTTTGTGGTTGCTCACCCAAAAACAATCAACCGCGAGTATCGCTTTGTGTTTGTTGGCGGCAAAGTAATCAGCAGCAGTCTTTACATGGAGAATGGTAATCCTAAACAAGGAGAACATGCACCTGATGATCTTGTTAAATTCGCGCAGAAATGGTTCGACAGTCAATGTCTTTTACCGAAACATGTGGTAGTGGACATTACCGACGATCAGAAGATTATTGAAATCAATAATATCTTCACAAGCGGATGGTATAGTTGCGATCTGGAGAAAATTATCGCGGCAGTGAAGAAAGAGCTTGACATCCTTAAAAAATAGAATACACTGAAAAACATGGAAGTTAAATACACAACAGATGGAAAAAAAGTATCGGTAGTTGGCAAACTTAATAACACGGAAACAATTGTTCAGGAAATTTTTGTAACTGCGAATGGTGCTGAAATCCCAAGTGGAGAAAATTTTGTCGTTAAAGGTCTTCACGATCAACCAGTAGAAAGTTGGAAAGAGAAGCAATTGCGGGAACTAGAAGCTCGCTACTATCGTGAAAAAAATGAATGGGAAGGAAAAATCACGAATCAAAAAAGAAAACTTGAAAATGCGGTCGCTAAAGCTTCCTTAAAAGTAGATTCTCTTTTATATTTTGTCAATAATTCAAATGAATCACAACTCAAAACACTTAAATTGATGTTGAGTGGTAAAATCAATTATTTTTTCATCGACGACACTTGGAATCCACGAATTTCCACTTGGGATGATGAAATGTATACGTCAGATGGTTATGATGATGGTAAAGTCAGAAATCTCAAATTATTGGTAGTCGCAGGGGCATCGAATGGTGATTTGCAATACGGTATTTCGCAATATTCTGATGGTTCTGGTAGTAAGAGCCGAGTCTATCCATTTGAAACGCGAGAAGAAGCCTTAGCGCATGCTCAAAAAGTTTTTGATGATATTTGTGAAGAATATTTAAATTGTAAAAATGTCACTACAATACATTATTGGCTTAAAAAACCAATTAAAGATTTGGTTATCCCTGATAAAGTTTGGGAAAAATATAAACAATCGCTAGAAGAAGAAAAGAACAAGCGAATCAAGAATCTCGAAGAGCAGATCGAGAAAATTCGCAACGAAGCTTAAAAATTAGAGTGTATTCCCCGCGCAGCAGACGAAATTGAGAAGTTGAGAGAGGAAAACAAAAAATTGAAAAACTATGAAATGTGAATCCGATAAATTACGTCCATCAGAAACTTTTTGGGATGGTAAATTATTTCAGTATCGCGAATTGAATGGCGAATATCAAATATATAGCCGAGGTCTTGAGCATATAGCTATGGTATCAAACGAGTCAATGGCAGAATTTATTACTAACTTACTAGAAGAACATTTTAAAAACGCAGTGATTGAAATCGCTGGAGGGGAAAACCAAGTAGAAGACTTCAAATTCTTCGCACCTGATATGAAAAATCCCGACGAGCTATTAAAAGCTGCAACACAAATGTTAAATGGAGAAGGAAAGGAATTAAGAAAATGTTAAACAATATTAAACAAGATACAATTCAAGCAATGCGTGACAAATCTCAAGTAGATTTGGGAGTGTTGCGTATGTTGCAAAGTGCAATCACTAACGCTCAAATTGCTAAAAAAGGCGAACTGAGTGATGCAGAGATTATCAATCTAATCCGCAAACAGATTGCACAAAGACAAGACAGTGTTGATCAATTTCGATCTGGCGGTCGAGAAGAACTCGCTGATAAAGAACTAGCTGAAATCAGTGTTTTGCAACGCTATCTACCTATTGAATGGTCGAATGCCGAATTGGAACAAAATGTGCAATTAGTTATTGACAATTTAGGTGCGTCGAGTAAAAAGGACATGGGTCGAGTGATTAAAGCAGTTGTTGAAGCTGCCAATGGTCAATGCGATAACAAGAGAATTTCCCAAGCAGTGGGAGCAAAATTGAATTGATATGAACTCAAAAGTAACAGTAAAAAAAGAATCAAAAGTAACCATCACCATCAACGGTAAGGATTACGTATACACTGAAGAAGAGGCTCGCGATTTATACGAAGGATTGTCGAACATTTTTGCAACAGATAAATCACCAAGTCCATTGGAGGAATTACAAAAGTATATTGACCAATATCGAGAAACCGATAACCAAAAATATAAAAAACATTATGGTGATTGGTGGGATATTCAACCTAATCCACCTTGGAAACAGCCAGGTATTTGGTGTTAAAAAATTATGAAAAAAATACTAGCAACATCGGCGAGTTGTGGTCCCTGCCACATGCTCAAAGCAAAAATTGAAAAAATGGGTCTTACTGTTGATATTAAAAGCTACAATGATCCAGAAAACATTTCATGGTTTCGAGAGCATGGTATCAGAAGTGTCCCATGTCTTGTGATTGAGAAAGATGATCACCCCCCTGAATACGTTCAAGGAATTGATGATATTATCAAAAAAATTCAAGAAGATGACACTTGATATTGACATACAATCTTTGTCACAAAAAGTAACTAAATCATGTCCAAATCATTTTTTTATCAGAGTGAAGACATGTTACTATAGTAGTAACAAAGGTATCCATTCGAGAAAGGACATCACCATTCTGAAAAGAAAAAGTAATCCAATGCAGGTTGATTTTTTCTTTGAAGATGTTAATATGTTTGGAGTGGAATATAAATTCCCATTCAAAGAATTCTTTGATTTGGAAGATGGTGAATATCGTGTTAAAATTAGAACTTTCGGTCGGTCGTCATATTACGATGATGATTTTGATTGTGAATATGTGATTGAAAAAGTATGAATAAAATTATTAAACATAAATGGGAAGATCGAAACAAAATCTTCTTTTCAAGCGATTGGCATAATTTCCATGATCCAAAATGGCCAACTCCCATTTGGCAGATGCGTGGTTATTCATCACCTCAAGAATCTTTGAATGATGTGGTGAGTAAAATCAATGCCAGAGTCAAAGAAGATGATTATTTGTATTATTGTGGTGATGGTTTTCTGAATGCTACAGATGAACAAGTCTTGGAATGGTTCACACGAATCAATTGTAAGAATATTAATTATCTCTTCGGAAATCACGAATCCAATATGTATCGTATCTATCGACAAGCTGTATCGTGGAAGTATAATGATCCCGATATTGAGGTTTATCCTATGAGAGTGGATAATGTGGTTTTCTTGGGTAATTATCAAGAACTCCAAGTTGGGAAGAAGAGCATTATTCTTCAACATTTCCCGATTCACTCTTGGAATCACATGCGTCACTCATCGTGGATGATCAGTGGACACCAACACAATAGCGACAAAACGAGAAATCCTGAACATCAACTCGGTAAGATGTTGGATGTCTCATGGGACTATAAAAAAGATGTGTGGTCTTGGGAAGAAGTCGAGGATGTGATGTCTACGAAAGATATCTTAACAGTTGATCATCATTGATGATTGACAAATAAAAAACAGTGATAATATAAAAAAGATTATGGAAAACAACAAAACAACAAAAACAGTGAAAAACAACCGTAAGAATAAACAGTGGCTACGCAGCCGAGATCAACGCAAACATCCGAAACTTTTTTCGGTGGATATGGTGCAACTCAAAGATGGTTCTTTCCATATTTTGGGTGGCGGTGCGAAAGTCGCGGTTAAACGCAACCAACACATTGCTGAATGGGCGAACGTTGATGTTCGGGATTTGGCGACTGAAATTAGGATGAATGGCATTCGTTCATTCTAATCCTACTGAAGATGCCCCTGAAATATGGGGCATCTTTTATTAAAAAACTAGAATACAATTGCTACCATGACAGAAGAAACATTAACATACTTACGCAAAGCCAAAGTATCGGAAAAGGAAATTGCTCGGTTACAATTTGAAGAGTTGTATGATCACTCCATGCAAATTTTGCGCGATGTTTTGCAATGCTTAGGTAATAAAAAATACAACGATATTAAAAAAATGACATTCTTTTCTCCTGCTGGAGATGGATATGGTTTAGATAATAGCTGTCTAAATTTTGGAACAATTGAAGAACCTATTGATATCTTTGAAATGGTTGAGACGCTACAAAATTTTGAAAAAATAATGAAACAAAAATAATAAACATATGGAAATTGAAATTGGAGAAAATTTATCGTGGACATTACGAATTCTGACGATTGCAACTGCAATAGCTTTTATTGCTATCAAAGGATGTGTAGTAAGCGAAGAGAATAGACGCGAAACCGTAATCAAAGCAATGGAAAATGGGTATATCGAACAACCGAGTATAACACCAAGTAATATCGCAAATGGTAAAATTTGGGTGAAACCAGACAAACATTAACTTGATTTATGACTAATATGTAAGAAATTAAAAACTAGAGTATACTCTACTCATGAACATTTTCTCGACTTCTGAATCTCCTGATCAATCCGCTAGATGGTTGGTGGACAAACATTGCTCCAAGATGGGCTTAGAATCTGTACAGCTTTTATGCACAGCTTATCATGAGCAAGGTATCGAAGCTCCTTACAAGCCATCGCATCGAAAACACCCTTCATCTATTTGGACAAGAGCAAGTTATGACAACTTTCAATGGTTGATTGCCCATGCTCATGCCATCTTTGATGAATACACAGCACGTTATGGTAAGATACACAAGTCTCAAGCAATATTAGAATGGTGTGAAGATCATACTCATCTATTGGGATTCGACTCTTGGGATTTGACACCATTTGCTATTGCTATTGCTGATGACTGTGAATGTCGTAAGCTGTCGAATTTTGATTCTTTGTCAGCGATTGACAAATACAAATCTTACTATTTTTTCGATAAACAACATTTGGCACAATGGAAGCGTAACAAACCAGAATGGTATGATGGTAAGTATTTCGATCAATTATCATTTTGAAATATCAAATCAAAGATATTTTTCTTTCTAGGTAAGAAAATTTCACAATCTTTATACATTAGATTGATCAAATGTTTGAAAGCCGCTGAAAAACGTTGGGAAGAATTAAATTAAAAACTAGAATACAATCGGTGCATGATTAATGCCAGTGGAGTAATCAAAGTAGAAAGAGATAAACAACGCATCGTCGTTGATACTTCTCCTGATATTATTGATTATTACCATTGGTTCATCGAGCGTCATTTTTGGATTCGTTTACAGCGTCCCCTACACAACGCTCACGTTACGATTACTAACAAAAAACATCATAACAATGTCAATTGGCAACGAGCTATGTATTACGATGGGAAGCGAGTGGATTTCCGATATGACCCGTATGTAATTCAAGGTGGCTATACCAAGGGATTCATCATGTTTTATCTGAAAGTTTATTCGAAAGAACTTGACAATATGAAAAAAGACCTTAATATCGTGGAGAACGATGGATACCGTGGACTTCATATAACCATTGGGTCATCTGGTAAGAGTGGATCAAATCATGTTTTATTTTGGCCTGAATTAATCACAATTAAATAAAATGAAACAAAACGAAGAAATCAAACCTGAAAGACGGAGACGAACCCACGGTAAAGATCGTCGTTCACAGAATGGCGACTTCTCTGATTACGAAGTTCGCTGTATGATGGCGAACTATTGCCGCGACATTACAGTTGGGATGACAGGTTGGGGCGTTCCCTTTACGGTTTGGGTGGAGCTAAAAGGGCTTGCTAAATTTGAGAAAGGTTCTCTTTACAAGCTTGACAAACCTACATGTGAATGTGAGATGTGTGATGGACGCAGAGCAGCGCATGAAGAACTTGAGGAATGTCTTGACAATCTGCAAGTTGGTGATAGAGTCAAAGTTATCAATCCTGATTACACACTGTCTCTTGGTAAAGAAGGTTTTATCAGTGAGATTATTAAGAGTGAAATTATGGTTGATTTCGCTGGTGGAATGAGAAGTTGGTTGACTGAAAAAGACTTGGAAAAAATAAAATAATGATCACAGAAGAGCAACAAACACAAATCAAACTCAGTGTCAAAAACCTGATACCTTGTAGAGAAGAAGCTTACAAAAATAGTTCTGAATTGAGAATTGTTCACACTAATAACCGTTATTGGGATCTACTGAGCTTTTATCAAGGACAATGGCATTACATCGCAACATTAAAATTACAATAATATGGAAGAAAAACCACTAACAAAAAAACAACTAGAACAACTGGGCTTTACTGTCACAGAGAAAAAACTCAAAACAAAAACAAAAGTAGAGATTGAATATCAACCATTTATCGATAGCTATATTGATACATTTTATCATTATCCTTCTTTTCAAGAAATCGTGGATTGTATCATTAATAATGTTAGTCGAGAAGAGCGAAAAACAATCAAAGAAAAAATTACATACAACTTATTCCAATAATATATGAATTACGATCCACAAACACACGACCATCGTTGTCTCTCTGAATACTATCCAAAAGGATTCGACTGGGAAGAAGAAATGACACTTGAATATCTTATCGACGCACTACAAAAGACATTGGAAAATGCTTATGCGGATGGTATGCAAGTAGAAGACACTAGTTTCAAATGGCATAGAAATGATGGCTACATGGATATTGATGGCTCATTTCCATACACCGAAGAAGAAATTGAAGCTATCAGAATTAGAGAAGAAGAACGTCAACAATGGAGAAAAGAATATCTCCTTAAAGAATTGGAAAAGCTGGAGAAGTCAGAGGGGAAAAAAGGAGAATAATATGACAGAAGAAAAAACAGCAGCAATTATATTCTTAGCGAGCGTGGTATCTATGCTCACTCACTGGATCGCGTGGATAGCAGGTGACGAACGGGAAAATTCACCAGGTAGTGCTACTATCATTTTTATAGTTTTGTTGATTGTGCTTGCATCGACTATACTTTTGTCACTAGTCTTCTTACTCCTGAGTGCTTTTAATTGAATTATAACAATCACAACATTAAAAATATGAAAACAAAACTATTAGCACTATTCGCAATTACGGCACTCGCAAGCTGCGGTGAAACTGAAAAGGTAGATCAGGCCATTCATGAAGATGCTGGCAAATTGCCAGATGGTCGCAATGTAAAATATATTAAGAGATATCTAAACAGTGGTCTCGGTGGTACTTATCATCACATCTATTATGTAGAAAATCCCGATGGCAGTCATAGCGTCACTACAAACTATAGAAGTGGTAAAGAAAGAAGAGTCACTGTCTTTATTGATGGTGATACTTACGAAGTCGTTGAAAAGAAAAATAAAAAATAAATTATGGAAGAAGAATACGATTATTATGAAGTTGAGGTCGCTAAAAGATCTCATTCAACAGTCTACATCAAAGTTCCGAAAGGGGAAAAGGTGACATCGAAAAACACCAAAATCATTACTAATGCAGCAGTTGAAACGCTCGACGATGGAGATTGGGATGACTATGGTTGGAGTGACGATCTGGAATCTTACGGTATTAAAAAAGTCTCGGAAAAAGAAGCAACCTCCTACGAGGTTTATGATGCGACAGAATATTTCCCAAAAAAAACACAACCTGAAGACCCAAATCAAATGACCCTTGACTTTGATGAAAAATAGAATACAATAAACATATGCCTAATCACGTAACAAACACAATTAAAAGCAATCCTGATGTAATTGAAGCTATCATCCGTAAACAGGAGGATGAGTATGTAATTGATTTCAATCTAATCGTCCCTTGTCCGAATAGTCTCATTGATACTAATGCGGACGGTAGTGAATACTATGCGCGATATATTTCCGATCCTGAAAATAATGGTAGAGAAAAAATTATGTTCGATTCTTTCATTCAAAGAGGTGGGTTGTCATCTTATACCGACACACAATTTGAAAATTTTATCAAGATGCTTAGGAATATTCGCGAATATAAACAAACTTCTTGGTATGATTGGAGTATCAAAAATTGGGGGACAAAATGGAATGCTTATGCTTACCTTGTTACTGATGAAGATATTACTAATGGAGAAATCAAATTTGAGACTGCTTGGTCATCACCATCACCAGTGATTGTAGAATTGTCTAAAAATTTTCCCGATCATGAAATTGAAGTGAAATATGCTGATGAGGATATCGGTAGTAATTATGGTCATTACATCATTAAGAATGGTGTTGTTGAACATATTGAAATTGATGATGGTATTCTTTTTGGTATTAATTTGAACGGAGGGTTGGAAGAACGTCCTTGGTATCATTTGAATTCTGAAACTGGAAAATACGAATATAACGAAAATTACGAAGAAGAATAATATTATGGGATTAGATATGAGTTTATATTCCGCAAAGTGGAAAAATGATGAAATTGCTTACTGGAGAAAATTCAACGCGCTGCATCAGTGGTTTGTTGAAAATTTGGAGGGTGTCGATAATTGTGAATACTCACCAGTATCCAAGGAAAAATTAGAAAAGTTGGTGAAAACGTTGGAGGAATTACAAAAAACGAAAAACACGGAACTTTTTCCAACTCAGAGTGGCTTTTTCTTTGGTTCTACAGACTATGACGATTGGTATTGGGATAATGTCGAAAGAACTACCCAAACTCTGAATCAAATTCTTAAAGACTTTGATTTTGAAAACGATCAATTACTTTATAGCGCAAATTGGTAAAAATAAAAACTAGAATACAATGTACACATGGAAACAATGTTGATTAATTACATTAGAAACGAAAATCGGAAACCACACGGAGTTGTTGTGGCATTTAAACAAGACGGAAAAATTCATTTTGGATACTCTCTTCATAATCCTATTGACAAATGGGATCGTGAGCTTGGTATCAAGATTGCAGTAGCTCGTGCTAATGCCGATGAATTTCAATTGCCTAAAGTGAAAGATCGCCTTGAAGTGGTGAGCGAAGCTTTTGAGCATATGAAAAAACGTGCTATCAGATACTTCAAACAGTAACCTTTGTAACTTGAAAAAATAAAAAAATATGAAAATTGTGCAAAAAAATAATAATGGTAATGGGATTGGATTTGCAGGTCTTTTGACTGTGGCATTCATTGTCCTGAAATTGTGTGGTGTAATCACATGGTCTTGGTGGTGGGTGCTTTCCCCTATCTGGATTACCATCCTTTTGGTAATTGCTATTTTAGTAATTGTGGGGGTCATCGCCTATTACACAACCAAATGATTCCAGAGAAGAAATTACCTATCCACGAACTCAAGTATTATCATAGTGATAATCTCGGGTTCGTGTTTATCGGAGCTGCAAAATCTTCCGATGGTGCTATCCAAAGATTGGCACAATTTTTGAAAGATATTGGAGTATCGAGAGAACTTCCAGAATTTTATCAGCGTGTAGCTACAAATGCTGTTGCATTTGTTTACAATGGTAATTCTGGATTTCAAAGCGGAGAATTTTATCGCGCTTCCAATAGAGTGAATTTTATGGGTATTTTTAAAATCGAAACTTTAGGGATTTACTTGGATGAATTACAAGCTTAACATGTTACCTTTGGAAGAAGGTGGGACGGCGGTTTTAGATTACGAACCATCGTTCCACTCTCTCATGGAAGAGACATTGATGCTGTGTGGTCGGGAAGATATTGTATTATGTTCTCGTTCATACATCAATGAAAATATGTTTTCCATGCATTTAATTAGTGATAAATATGACTTGACAGATTGGTGGAAAGCTGTTAAGATAGTGAGTGAAAAATATGCAGAATGATATTACAATTCCCTTGGAACTTTTTGATGGTAGGTTTTCTTTGGAAGAGATTGCTACCGTGAGTATGCTTTTAGCGTCCCCTCATATGTCCTTAAAAACTAGAGAACAATGGGCTGACAATTCAACGTGTAATGAAATCACTAATAAATTGATTAAAGATCAGATTATTAAATTTCAAGGTGATAAATTAGAAATTGATATAACAGAAAAACAAGAAGAACCTATGAATATTCATCAACAAATCGAAGATATCCTCGGTAAATATGAGATCAACCCTGATGATAAAGCGAAGTTAAATGATCTATTAGAAACAATCGGTCATGAGTCATTCGGGGCTGGTTATGATAGGGGTTACGAAGATGGTAGAATTGATTTCTCCGTCTGTGACTCGTCGTTTAATTCTTACGGTAAGAAAGAAGATTACCTATAAAGTGGAAAAATATCATGACAATCGCACAACAATTAAAAATTAAAGAATTTCCTTTTGTAATCAAAGATTCCAATGGTAATGTGATTTACCATGAGGATTCCTCTGGACATTGGGTAAAACGTGAATGGGATGCCAATGGTAAAGTGATTTACTATGAGGCTTCCAAGGGATTTTGGATAAAATACGAATACGATGCCAATGGTGACGAGATTTACTGTGAGTCTTCCTCTGGATATTGGAGAAAACGTGAATGGGATGTCAATGGTAATCAGATTTACTATGAGACTTCCGATGGATATTGGTCAAAACACGAATACGATGACAAGGGTAATGAGATTTACTATGAGAGTTCGAAGGGAGCAATCGAAGACAAACGTCCTAAAACAGAAGTTCAAAAGGCAATCGAACTCCTCACTAAAGAGGGATTGCTGGTGGATGGTAAGATTCTAAAAAACTAGAATACAATCACAATATGACAATCGCACAGCAATTAAAAATCAAAGACTTCCCGTTTGAAATCAAGGATGCCAATGGTAAAGAGATTTACTATGAGTTTTCCTCTGGATATTGGGAAAAACGTGAATACGATACCAATGGTAAATTGATTTACTATGAGGATTCCACTGGATATTGGGTAAAATATGAATACGATGACAAGGGTAATGAGATTTATTTTGAGAATTCCAAGGGAGTAATCGAAGACAATCGTCCTAAGACTGATGTCCAACAAGCAATCGAACTCCTCACTAAAGAGGGATTGATTGCGGATGGTAAGATTCTAAAAAACTAGAATACAATCGTAGTATGACAATCGCACAGCAATTAAAAATCAAAGACTTCCCTTTTGAAATCAAGGATTCCAATGGTAAAGTGATTTACTTTGAGGATTCCACTGGATATTGGTCAAAACGTGAATACGATGCCAATGGTAATGTGATTTACTATGAGAATTCCAATGGATATTGGTCAAAACACGAATACGATTCCAATGGTGATTGGATTTACTATGAGGATTCCAATGGAGTAATCGTAGACAAACGTCCTAAGATAGAAGTTCAAAAGGCAATCGAACTCCTCACTAAAGAGGGATTGCTGGTGAATCTTGGTTGGATTCTGATTATTAAAAAACTAAAATACAATTGAGACATGAAAGCAAGCTATCGAAAAGTAAAGAACGGATTCTACCCTGTCATCATCTTCAATGACAAATCGAGAATGACACATAGAACATTGTGCTGCACTAAAGAATTGGCTATCAATTTGGCACATAATATCATTCTAGGGATCGAGCAATACCGAGAAAAAGAATGTATTATCCTATGAGAGATAAATTAAAAAGAAAAACAGTCTTCTTACCAATCATTGCGGAAATCGATGTTGAAGAGTGTATCTCTAACATGAGTTATGAGGAAGTCATGGATCTCATTATCAAATTTGATTTGGCACAAGCGAATGCGGGATTCACTGAAGAATTGATTATCAAATTGGCTAAATCAATGAAAGATGATCTATCTGAAGAGGAATGGAAACCATACGAAAAATTCATCAAAGCAATCGAACAAGCCAATGAAACCTGCACAGATTCGTAAGAAAGAAGATATGATGCTTGCTGAAAAAGCTTTACGTGAAAATAAGCAAGCACCATATGATGATTCTTTCAATCCTTGGGGCGATGATGAACCTTTGAGAAAAGATAGATTTAAAAGATATTACGAAGGCATCCATAAACGCTTTTGGAATTACGAACCAATCTTCAGGGATTTATGCGAAGTTTATGGATTAGAATTGAAAAATTAAAAAACTAGAATACAATCGTAACACAATGCAACTTAATACTCTCGAAACAAAATTCGCCAAATGCTCGTCTATTCAAATTCCAGATGCGTTCTACAATCGCATGTCTACTGGTAACGATGATATCGATTTGATGTTCGGCACTGAGCAATTCAAAGGCTTTATGCCAGGTAGTGCTATCACCATCACTGGTACTCCAGGTGCTGGTAAATCCACTCTTCTCTGTCAGGTATCTCAGATGCTTACCACTCAAGGTAAACGTGCTGCTATCGCTTCTGGTGAAGAGTCTCATATTCAAATCGCTTATGCTTGCAAGCGTTTGGGTGTGACTGATGTGGATGTAGCTCATATCAAAGATGTGGAAGAAATCGCTGCTGCCATGCATCATTATGATTTCATGGTTGTGGATAGCTTTCAAGCTTTGCGTTCGAATAAGAACATGAAGAAGAGAGAGTTCAACCAATATGCTCAAGACTTACTCCTTTCCACTGCTAAAGAAACTGGTTGTGTTCTGGTGTTTGTTCTTCATATTACTGTTAGTGGTCTTCCTAAAGGTGGCACTGATGTCATCCATGCTGTCGATGTGAATATGCGTGTGACAGTGGACAAAGAAGACAATTCTATGCGTCTGATTGATGTTTACAAGAATCGCTTTGGTGAAACTAAAACTCATATGGCTATGATGACTCCTAACGGTTTTGATTTCAAAGGTCTTTATGTTGCTCCTACTGAGGAAAACAAAGAAAAGCAACCCAAAGTTCCTGCAAATGAAAAGCGCAAAGAAGAGATTCTTTCCATGGATGAACCTCCTCACTTGACATTGGATCGTATCTGTGATAAGTTGGGTGTGTCAGGGCAAATTGCTGGTAGCATCCTACGCGAAATGGTTGGAGAAGGCAAGCTTCAGAAATTCGGTCGTGGTGCAAATGCTGTGTGGAAGATCGCACAAGAGTGTCAGAAACTTCATAAAGAATTGGTGAAATAATATGCAAACAACATACATCGGTGTCTATCTCAAAGTAGCTTATTCTAAATGTGAGCAAGAGACTATTACTTTGGTGAATTCCCAAGGGAAAGAATTTAAGAGTGGACAATTCGATCCAGATACAGGAGAGAAGTTGATTGAAAAAGTATCTAAAACATACAAATGGGTGAAACCTGATATTGATATTGAAGATGAATATCTTGATGAGGATGAATTTCATTCACCTCTATGTATTGATAGTAACACTCATGCTTATTTTCTAATTAATAGAAACACTAGATTTAGTACACATCTCGGAGAATATTCGATTTTCAAGGTCAGTGTGGATACCATTGATATTAAAGAAATCATCGAAGAATTCAAAAAAGAATACAGTGACTATCTACATTATTATACCACTGTTCGTGGATATGAAGTTGAAGTCAAATGGGGGGTTATCAATTACGGGAATTAATATATGAAACAAGAACTTAAATTAGGAATGGCAGCATTATCAAATGATGTGTTTGCAGGTTATCTTTGTAAAGACGGTAGAACTTGGAAACAAGGTAAACACAATGTGACAAGTGATTTCTTACAAACGATGATCCAATATGTTGGTATTGGTAAATCTTTGGAAATTAATGTTGGAGGTAAACCGAAGTATAAAGTCACGGTGGAGGAAATTGCTTAAAAAATAGAATATACTGATTCTATAGGGTTGACAAAAAACGGAAATAGAGTAAAAAGAAATAGTGAAACAAACAATACAGTGAACGATGAAACATTATACATTCCCAAAGATTAAACAATATCATCAAGTTCTTCGTGATATTAAATTGCGGATATCTTATATTGGAAAGGACGAAAATGATGAAGTAATTTATAAAGAGCCTGATACTTGGCCTATTATCAAATTCATAGGAAGAATTAAGCTACATGGCACTAATGCTGCTATCGTTTTTAATTCAGATGGATCATTTTATTGTCAATCGAGAGAAAATATCATCAACGAAATTCAAGATAATGCTGGTTTTGCTCATTGGGTTAATAAAGATGGGAAGGTTATTCGGAATGAAATCAGCACATCTTTCAAAGACGGTGTGAAACATATAATTTTGTTTGGTGAATGGTGCGGTGGTTCTATTCAAAAAGGTGTCGCACTAAATCAATTAAGTAAAAGGTTTGTCATATTCGGTATGAAAGCGGTGTTTGAAGACGATACTACTGAATGGTTGGATTCATCTGGTATTCGGAATCATTCTATCAACGTGTATAATATTGACGATTATCGTAAATACGAAATCGATATCGATTTGAATCGTCCTGACAATGCTATTGAACAAATGACACAATGGACTGGCGAAATTGGGGATGAATGTCCATTTTCCAAAGAGTTTGGAGTGTTAGGTGTGGGAGAGGGAATCGTGTGGAGAATGGAAAATGAATGGGGATACTCAACATCATTCAAAACAAAAGATGAAAAACATACTATTTCCAAAATTAAAAAGCTCCCTACGGTTGACGTGCAAAAATTAGACTCTATCCAAGAAGCCGTCGATACTCATTGTCATGAAGATAGATTACAACAAATTTACGATAAAATCGTTCTAACAGAAGCCGATAAAGTTCCTCAAAAGATCGGAGATTTTGTGCGTTTGGTGATTGAAGATTGTTGGGAAGAAGAAGGCGATTCTATCAGAGCATCAGATATTTCCAGAAAAGAATTCGGTGCTGCTTGTTCTAAAAAAATAGCCAAATGGTTTCAAAATAAAATTTCACAACTATGAAATTACTAATCGTACGCCATGGAGAATCGGAGGGGAACGTTGACAAATCGGTGTATTTCAAAATGCCTGACTGGTCAGTTCCTCTAACGGAAAAAGGTAAAGAACAAGCTAAAAAGGTTGGGAAAGTAATCTCAAAACATCTTGAAGAAGAGGATGAATGTTTCTTGGTTTACAGCCCTTATGTTAGAGCGAAGCATACGATGGAAATTATCAGTGAATGTATTACTCATCATATTCCATTATATAAAAAAGAACAAGTAATTACCAAAGAACGTGAATGGGGAAACCTTAGAGAAGAATACGAATCATTCAGAACCAGAGAAGAACGTAATCATTTATTCGATTTCTATCGTCGTCCTGTTGGTGGTGAGTCCTTTGCTGATTGTTATCAAAGAGCATTGATTTTTTTGAATTGGTTAAAAGAGTTGGAAACTGGAAACGCTATCATTGTATCACATGGGGAATTTATCAAAACATTGCTGATGATCATTGATAATGTGAAGGTGGAAGACTTCGATAAAATTCCTCGCGTTAAGAACTGTGAATTGATTATCAGACATTACTAAAAAACTAGAATATACTTTTTACATGGTGACGAAATTAAATAAACAATACGATCCTGATGAAGTTCTGTCTTCCATTCAGAAAATTGACGAGAAGCTTTCTATTCTGAGAGAGTCTTGGCAAGATGCTGATGAGAAGAAGAAAGACAAATGGATGAAAATGATTAACGAACAACTCGATCAACGTTTGACATTGATGAGCATTCGTGATAAAATGGGATGATGCCAGAGTGGTAATGGTCTGGTCTTGAAAACCAGAGACAACCCTGACAGGTTGCGGAGGTTCGATCCCTTCTCATCTCGCTCAAAAAACTTGACTTAATCGTTTGAAGTGTTAAATTAGATATGATGAAAGTAATCGCATTATTATGTATTTTATGTAACTTTTGTTATTCTGCTGAATATGGGGTAGCATCCTTTTATTCAATCAGGACAAATGGTGGCACGAAAACTGCTAGCGGTGAACCTCTTTGTAACGATAAATTCACCGTTGCTCATAAAAAAATCCCACTAGGGACGATGGTTAAAGTGACAAATCTATCTAATGGTAAACATGTTTATGCAAAAGTAACTGATAGAGGTCCTTATGTTAAAGGGCGAGTTATTGACGTTTCCGATGCGTGTGCAGACGTTTTAAGATTTCGTCATAAAGGTTTGACAAAAGTAAAAATTGAAGTAATTAAAAGAACAAAAAAATGAAATATCGAATAAACATCAACGGCACTTGCTGCGAAAACAAATACTTTGCAGTATCTAAAGAAGCAAAAGAATTTTGGAAAGAAAAAGTAGACAGTTATGATCACGATCTTCTAAACGAATATGTTTGGGATGAAGCTGATCTTGATGAAATTCCTGAGTCTGCTAGATTCTTAGACGACAATGACTTCCCCATGGAATACACTGTAGTTGATTTGGACTTCTGTGAAGTGTGGCTCCAGAATATCGACAAACCAGAACAAGAGTCTGTTGTGTTTCTGATTGAAGATGAAAACATCGTTAAATTTGATGACGAAGAATTTGATAAAGATGACTATCTAGTGATTTCCGAATTCATGAAAGGCACTGTTTATGGCGGCGAAATTGAATTGAAAGAAGGTGAAACTTTCGATGCTTCAAAACTTAAAATCTATTTGTCGGAAGACCTTGATGGACTTACTATTCTAACAAGTGTGTATTATGATGAAGAAGAAATCGAAAACCCGGAGATTTCTTTGATGGGAAAAGGTCGCACTGTTTATTTTGTATCAAAAGAGTAAAACGATAACAACTTTAAAAATATGAAAAAATTAAGAATCGTTGAAAAGCTATATAGTGATGGGTCAGTTCGCTTTGAAATCCAACGGAGAGGATTATTAGGTTCGTGGGTAAATGCAGTGCATGAAGATGCATGGACTCACGACTTTGATAGTCTCGATAAAGCAAAAGCACAGTTGGATTATTATGCTGATCCTAGCTCTTGGCCACGAAAGAAAATTGTCTTTCAAAACTATGAAGATGAAAATTAAATAATAAAATGAAGAAACTACTCCTCCTATTGCTTAGTGCAATTACATGTCAGGCAGCTACAATCGCAACAAATGTTGTGCATAGCAGCGTAAGTCTCGGATCAGATGGTCTGTATAGTTATAGCTATCAAATTCGACCGAGTGATGTTGATCGTCGTGATCTTTCATATTTTGAGGTTTTTCATTGCGAAGAGGCTCAAATTATGAATCCAGAAGCGACAGTTCGTTTCAAACTTGAAGAAAAGTCATATAGCATTAAATGGGATTCCATTCAGGGCAATAATAATAACCAGCTTATTACATTCACTCTTAAATCAAATATGATGCCAAGCGAAAATGGTAGACTTGAGTTTAAGATTGCAAATAAAACATGGACTCAAAATAATGTGATCACTCCTGGATGCACTGCAATTCCAGAAACGAGTTCTGTATTGCTTGGTTTAATTGGTTGCGGCGTATTTCTTAGACGCAGACGATGACACCGTTCTTAAAAATCTTTAAAGCATTGTTTACAATCTTTTATTTGCAGAACTTTCCGCTTGATGAGCAAGAGATTGTTCACGACTATAGCGCAAAGTCTGCAAAAGATTGTGAACTTATTATTGATCCAAAAGACGCTATCTATTTAGAGGCACCTGACTTTATGAATAGACAGGATGCCTTTATACTCCCTCCTACTTATGTCCCAACTCATGTCCCTACGTCAGACATATCCCCTGCGACAGCCAATCGTATCAAACAAAGGATTAATCATTAAAGTTATTTCTGAAAAACTGCATCTATCTCAAATAAATGAAAACGATTCTTTAGATTCTTTGGGTGTAGATAGTCTTGATGTCGTAGAAATACAGTTATCGCTTGAATATTTCTTTGGAAATTTTATTGACAACATAAATCTTTCTGATACAGTTAACGACATCGAAAGCAAAATATATGAACGAACTACAAACAAAAGTAATAGCATGGCTGGAAAGTGCAGCACAGAAGATTGGTGAATTTGCCTCGAAAGAAGTGCCGCCATTTATCCACGAATATTTGCAATGGAAATTCTTTGAAGCATGCTACAATGCAACACTGCCAATTATCGCTTTGCTTATTAGCTCTTATGTGTTGAACATAGGCATTAAGCTTATGAAATCTGAAAAAAATCACGGCGGCGTTGAAATAATTCCACTTACACTTGGCATCGCGGGAACTATAATTTCACTTATGGCTGTATTTACCGTATCATTCACCAGTATCAAAACAGCGGTGCAAATTAAAATCGCACCAAAAGTATACCTCATCGAACGAGCTTCTGAACTTATCAAATAAAAAACTAGAATACAATAACACATATGGCAAACAAAAACACACGACAAGCTAAAGCTGCGGGATTCGCAAGTAAGAAAGACCAAAACAACAACGGCACTCGTATTTTCGAGGGTAAAGTATGTGATACCTCTTGGGATGCACCTGAGAGTAAACACAAAAAGCGCAAGGTGTATCAGCGCATCAAGCCTGAGTAAAAAGCTTTCGCTTCGGCAGTATCAAAACGCTTGCCAGACCCCCGCTCTACTATTCACTTAGCATCGGGACTGGCGGGATCGAGACATGGAGCCTTCGGGTGCGCGGATAAAGTCAGTAATGACAGGCAGTAATTCCATTCTCCCTAGAAACTCGGATATTGAAAAGGTAGTGCGCAGACCGTTCCGAAGCGAATTTTTAATCAATAAAAAACTAGAATACAATCGAGACATGCAAAAATACACAATCATTTGGGAAGATCGTTGGATGCGAGGCTCACACCAGCATTGCATCACAAAAAGAACATGGGTGGAAGCTGAGAATATTCATGATGTGATGGTAGAGTATGGTGAATACGCTCGCTTCATCTTCGAAGGTCATCAATTGTCGATTGGTGAAGAATTGCGTCCAGAAGAAATCGAAATTATTAAAAAATAATTATGCAAATCAGCAAAGAAATTGAAATAATTCCTGATCGTTATTACGGATATTCTGTGGCAGATTGGAATAAAGAGGCTGGTTGTGATGGCATTACCATTCAAACCTTCAATATCTCCAAGACTGGTAGGGAAAATTCTCATCATATCACCATGAACAAAGAAGTCGCTATCGCTATTGCCAATGCTATCTTTGAACTTTGTAACGAAAAATAATTATGGGAGATTGGGTACATATTACAGGTGGTAGATTCTCTATCTATAAAAAAGATAAAGTATCTCCTGAAAAGGTTTTCGAAGAAATCGTAGGTGATAATTCAATCGAAATTGAAAAATTGGATGGTGGTGATCGTTGGCAATACCGAATTAACGAGATTGCATTGCGAACAGACGGTAACACTTTCATGAAATATTATCCAAAATTATTGAAAAATCTTAAACCGATTAAAAATTCTCTATCTTTTGAGATCGAATTCAGCTTACACGAATAAAAAACTAGAATACACTTATAACATGCTTATCAACAACATTATTTATTATATCATTTGTTTTGTGATCGGTGGTCTCGCAGGTAAATTTATTAAAAATAAATACTATGCTCTTGCAATCGCTCCCATAGTATCAGTAATTCTCGGGATGATTTTACAACATTTCGGGCTAATCGGTTATGGATTTCTTAAATAATATGTTCAATATACCTAGAATTGTAATTGGGTTTTTCTTATTCAATCTTGGATTTCTCATTCCAGTAGTAGGGATATTCCCTATGCTCATTGGTGGATATTTCCTGTCACGATTGATTGCGGAAGAATACGGTATTGCCATATTCTTTTTCATTGGAGTATCACTACTGATACCGTCATACTACATGATAGTTCCAGTATTTGAACAAATTGGATGGGAATATGGTAAAGTGATCAGATATACGATGTGTTTGATCGCATCAGTTATGACATGGCTATCAGTTGGAAAATAATTACTAAATTAAATATGACAATCGCACAACAATTAAAAATTAAAGACTTCCCTTTTGAAATCAAAGATTCCAATGGTAATTGTATTTACTATGAGAATTCCCATGGATATTGGGAAAAACATGAATACGATGCCAATGGTAAATTGATTTACTCTGAAACTTCTGATGGACATTGGGAAAAACGTGAATACGATATCTATAATAATCTGATTTACTTTGAGAATTCCTTTGGACATTGGGAAAAACGTGAATGGGATGCCAATGGTAATCGGATTTACTTTGAGGATTCCTCTGGATATTGGCTAAAACAAGAATACGATATCTATAATAATCTGATTTACTTTGAGAATTCCTTTGGACATTGGGAAAAACGTGAATGGGATGCCAATGGTAATCGGATTTACTATGAGAACTCTAGGGGAATAATTATAGACAATCGCCCTAAGACAGAAGTTCAGAAAGCAATCGAACTCCTCACTAAAGAGGGATTGATTGCGGATGGTAAGATTCTAAAAAACTAAAATACCATCATAACATGACAATCGCACAACAATTAAAAATTAAAGAATTTCCTTTTGCAATCGATGATAAAAATGGTAGAGAGATTTACTATGAGGATTCCTCTGGATTTTGGGAAAAATATGAATACGATATCTATAATAATCTGATTTACTTTGAGGATTCCTCTGGATATTGGGAAAAACGTGAATACGATACCAATGGTAATCGGATTTACTTTGAGGATTCCTCTGGATATTGGAGAAAACGTGAATACGATACCAATGGTAATTGTATTTACTATGAGAATTCCAATGGATATTGGGTAAAACGTGAATGGAATGCCAATGGTAATTGTATTTACTTTGAGGATTCCTCTGGAGCAACCGAAGACAATCGCCCTAAGACAGAAGTTCAGAAAGCAATCGAACTCCTCACGAAAGAGGGATTGATTGCGGATGGTAAGATCCTAAAAAACTAGAATACAATCACAATATGACAATTGCACAGCAATTAAAAATTAAAGACTTTCCTTTTGTAATCAAAGATACCAATGGTAGAGAGATTTACTGTGAGAATTCCAATGGATATTGGGAAAAAGGTGAATACAATACCAATGGTAAAGTGATTTACTATGAGAATTCCAATGGATTTTGGGTAAAATGTGAATACGATGCCAATGGTAATTGTATTTACTTTGAGGATTCGAAGGGACAATCATTGACAATCGTCCTAAGACTGATGTCCAACAAGCAATTGAGATCCTAAAAAACTAAAACACAATATGACAATCGCACAACAATTAAAAATTAAAGACTTCCCTTTTGAAATCAAGGATTCCAATGGTAAATTGATTTACTATGAGGCTTTCGATGGATATTGGGTAAAATATGAATACGATGCCAATGGTAAATTGATTTACTATGAGGCTTCCCATGGATATTGGGAAAAACGTGAATACGATGCCAATGGCGAAGAGATTTACTGTGAAAATTCTGATGGATATTGGGAAAAACGTGAATACGATGCCAATGGTAATCGGATTTACTTTGAGACTTCCTCTGGATATTGGTCAAAACGTGAATGGGATACCAACGGTAATCGGATTTACTATGAGAATTCCAATGGAGTAATCGAAGACAATCGCCCTAAGACTGATGTCCAACAAGCAATCGAACTCCTCACGAAAGAGGGATTGATTGTGGATGGTAAGATCCTAAAAAACTAGAATACAATCGTAGTATGACCAGAACATTTGAAGTGGAAGTAGATAATCAGATTTACGAATCGGAAGTCGATATCGTTCGTGTTTACAGTGATTGGGAATACGGTTATGACGACGAGATTTGCCCATGTGGTGATGTGATTGATTGGGAGATCGAGATTCTTGATGACACTCTCCCCCAAGCAGTTACACGAGAATTAACTGATGTTGCCAAAGAATGGGCGGCTGAACATATGAAATACTAAAATGCACGAAATATATAACCCTATTAATTTATTAGGAAAAGAATTGGAAGTCTCTTATCATGTCGATGATGAGGGAGAAGATGCCAAGGTGGTAGAACTTGAAGCAGTGAATGGTGAGAGACGATTTGAAATCGTATTTACAAAATTACCAGAAACAGAGGATGATGAACGATTTTTTTGGGTGGATCAAGAACCATATGAGATTGTTGGTGATAAAGCAGCTTTCTCTGATATTGGACACATGCGAAGAATCTACTTGACAATTAAAAAACTAGAATATACTGAAGAAGTAACAAACAACGAAACAAATATGAAAACAACTGTTAAAGAATTGAGTGATAAATTGGGTGTGGATGTAGTTTATGTGAATGGATTCATTCAAACACTGGTTAAGATTGGTAAAGCTGAAGCGGTGGGTAAGGTTGAAAAACCTGCTGGTGCGCGTGGTAAACCATCTATCATTTATCAAATCGCAGAAGGGATTCTGTAAACAATTTCAATGTTCTGCGGCTGAAAAGCAAAGATACCCTCTACCCGATTAGACGTAATCTAATCCGCTATGGTTGATGCTTCACAATGCCGATCATGACAGGACACCTTTTTAACAACAGCTTTGGTTGGGATATATGCTCGGTTCGTCGTATATCACAAAAAACCATCCATGTGGATTCCAAATCCAACAGAAAGTCAACGAACCGCCAATTTCAAAAAATAATATGAAAGCATTATACGACGAAAATTTTCAACTCACTGATGAAGGGATTGCTATCTCTAATGAATGGGATAGTATCGTTAGACCATTTTTTGAAAAATATAAATTACAATTCGATCCTATTCATTTTCAGTGTTTAGCTGACGAAGGAATTCAATTGTTGAAATGTGGTTATTATCTCGATACAGTAGAATCAAAGCTCTCGGAAGAATAAAAAACTAGAATACACTCATAACATGACAATCGCACAGCAATTAAAAATCAAAGACTTCCCGTTTAAAATCAAAGATTCCAATGGTAAAGAGATTTACTATGAGAGTTCCAAGGGCTATTGGGTAAAATATGAACACGATGCCAATGGTAAAGAGATTTACTTTGAGACTTCCAATGGATATTGGGAAAAACGTGAATACGATGCCAATGGTAATCAGATTTACTGTGAGTCTTCCTCTGGATATTGGTCAAAACGCGAATACGATACCAATAATAATCTGATTTACTTTGAGGATTCCTATGGAGAAATCATCGACAAACGTCCTAAGACAGAAGTTCAGAAAGCAATTGAACTCCTCACGAAAGAGGGATTGATTGTGGATGGAAAGATTCTAAAAAACTAAGATGTAATAATGACATGCTTAAAGAAACTCTATTTGAACTTTTTGGTGATTTTGATACAATCCATGATGAGGATCAATGTGGTTATTCATCATTCGCTACCGATGATTTTACAATTCGAGTTTGCAGATACAGTTGCTTTTATCTTGTGTCGGTGGATTTGATTGAGACTTTTAATAAAGAATCACAATGCCCTATCCACTTCGAATTGTCAGATTACAAACCATTGTCTAAGCGTAAGAAAGATCGTATTCGGGAAGCTATGCGATTCTTGATTAAGAATCGGAAAGATGCTGGTAGTTTCCTTGGATGTATGGATGGGTTCGATGATTTGAGTTCTGACATCCGACGAGCATTTTATCAAACAATCTAACAATTTTGGTGGGGAGGTGGGGATACCATGAGTGTGGTTATTCTGTCATCATTTTTGCTTATGCTCCTCCCCACCATCAATTTTCAAATATATGGAACTGATTCCTACAGAATATAAAATAAAACACGATTTCAACGAATATGTTTATTATATCGTATTGAAAATCAGCACTATTGGTAATAAAAAATGGTTTATTACTATGTATGATCGTAATACTCATTTAAATCATATTGATAAAACATGGTCGGATTGGGTTGTGGATTGGTATGGGTTTGATACACCTGAAGAAGCTTTGGAAGCTTTTGAAAAATATCTTAAAAACTAGAATACGATCGACTCATGCAGAAACGTTATTACATGTATCTCCCAATGAATATCGACAAAGAAAAGAATACTCGCTTTGTCGTGGAAACCGATGGCATCCCTCAAAGTGATTTGTTCACTGGTAGAGTCGTCGCACGTAATTCCAAAGCTTATTTCCATCTTGGTCGTGAAATGAATGAGTGGGTCAATCCCATGGCAGACTTGCGAAATGGTATGCAACCATCCTTTATTCCTATCAGTCTATCAGAGGTCAAAGAGAAATTTGAACAACACATTTTATAATTATGAAAAAAGAAATCGCAGAACTTATTGTTGAAAATAGCTACGACATGGACATTCGTGAGGATTACAGTGGTCGAGGAATGTTTGGGAATACCACTACTGGTATCGTGTGTGATAGTGAGAAAGATTTTTATAACGCCATTTGTGAACTTTACATGGAAATGATCAAAGATGCTATGGTTGAAGCTGAATATTATGATATGGAGCCAGCACAAGAACTAACAGAAACAATCGGTCGAATTCGCGTTGATAACATGGGATATCGTTATATTTTTTACTGATTATTACAAAAATAACAAACAGTATGGTTTTACTTACGGAGGAAATGGAAAAAGGATCGAATAAAGTCTTGGAAGATGATTACTATCAAGACTTGGTTAAGCGGTATGAACGAGTAAGAATCGAAGCTCAAAAGGCGAAATCCGAAGAAGTAAAGCTTTGGGAAGAAATCCTGAAATACGAAAATGAAAAATTTGGATATCACTCATAAAAAACTAGAATACACTCGTAGCACAACAACGAACCAACAGAATAATACATTATGGCACACGAAATTGAAATCGGAACTGATCGGGTAATCACATTTGGCGAACGCGCATGGCATCGTCTCGATGAGAATCACCAGACTCCTCTTACTAAAGAGATTATCAATCCTTTGTTCATTCCTTATCTGGAAGGGCAAGCTAACGTCAACATCGATGGGGTAGAAGTACCTCTTGAGGGTTGGAAGACTATTGTTGCTGATCTTCGTAACAGTGACATTGAAGGGGATTTCCGTCCTGTTCATGTTGCGTCTGATCGCTATGAGATTCTCCAAAATGAAGTCTTGTTCGATGCACTGCAAGAGGCACTGCGTGGAATCAATTACAATATCGTATCTGCTGGCACACTGGCAGGTCTGAAGAACTTCTTCGTATCGGTGGAATTCGATGGTGAATCCAATATCAATCTTCCTGATGGTAGTGAGTGCAAAGCGTTCTTTTCACTCTTTACTTCTCACGATGGCACGAAGAATGCTTCTTACTACGATACCACACATCGCACTGTTTGTATGAACACAGTTCGTTCTTCCTACGAAGCTCGTGGTAATCAAGGGTTCAACATCGCTCACACCAAAAACGCAAGTGTGCGCATCATGAATATGGCTCAAATCTTCAATGAAATTCTCCGTGGTCGTCGTGTCTTCGAAGACAGAATGGCTGAATTGTATTCTATCGAATGCGATTTGTCCAAAGCGGAACGATTTGTTGCTGGTTTCTTGGCAGATAAAACGAAAGCGGAAGAGAAACTCTCCACACGTTCTTTCAATCAGATGACAGAGATTGTTTCTCTTGCTTGGAATGGTGCTGGCAATCGTGGTGGTAATTTGTTTTACCTTGCTCAAGGTGCTACTGAGTATTGGACTCGTGGTAATGGCACTGGTGGTGCAAATAAAGACATCGGTCGCAAAGCATTCTCCTCCGAGTTCGGTCTTGGTATGGATAACAAGTGCAACTTCCTTACTGCTCTTAGCAATCCATCGCAACGTGAAAAATTCATCAAGCGTGGGGATTTGGTTCTTAGTAACTGATCCCTCCGCTCCTCCCCCCCAATTAAAAAACTAGAATAAAATAAACACATGAATGGATTACGAATGTATTTCTTTGTTATGTATAACCTTTCAGGTATTCAAAAAGGTATCCAAGCAGCTCACGCTGCTGTTGAATATAGCCTGAAATATGGTAAAACAAAACATTACAAGGATTTTGCGACTAACCACAAGACATTCATTCTATTGGATGGTGGTGGGTCAGAAGATATGAAATCGCGCATGATTGAATTGGAATATTTCAAAGTTGATCATGCACCATTTTATGAGCCTGATCTGAACAATTCTTTGAGCGCAATCGCATTCATTGTTCCTGAAAATATCTATGGTATGGATATTAAAGCAATGGGTGATCTTCTCTTTGTTACTAGAGATGAAGAATACGCTCGTTATCTCAAATCCTTTCGACTCGCAAGTAACTAAAAAATAAAATGAACGTAAAAACAGAATTAAAAAAAATCGGTGGAGAAAAATTTTTAAATGAAAAAGATTTAAAAGATTTTGGCAAAGCAGAGAAAAAAATATACGATTTTATGTCTGATCTTGAATGGCATTCTGCCACTGAAATCATCAGTGTAAGCGGACAAAGAGAAGGACTACGAAGACTTCGAAAACTTAGAGATAAAGGATTGATCATAGAAACTAAAAGAGAATCTGGAAGTAGAGAATTCTTGTATAAAATGTCCTCCAAACTTTAAAATAAATCGTATTAAAAAACTAGAATAAACTGAACACATGTCCAACACAACCAAAACACAATCACTGACTGCTGATCAAATCCTTGAACGCATTCTCAATGCTAAAGGTAATTTCGTGAAAGCAGTCTGGAAATCGAATCCGACTCCTGCTGCTGCTCACAAGAAAGCAGGTATCATTCTGGAGAAACATACAAGTGCGGTATGCCGTGCTGGTATCAATTTCGCCAATCTGTCATCGGTGCAACAAGGTATCGCAGAAGGTACCCGTGGTGAAGTGCAAGAACTTCCATTCGGGACTTGGCTCAAATTCCCTTATCTTATCACACATACACCAAAAGGTAGTGAGCAAGAGCAAATCTATGTTCGCTTGTATCCAACCGATTCTCGTTCCAATACTCTTTATTTCGTGAATGGTGAGCAAGTGGAGAAAGATGTTTTCTCGCAATATCTGACTCCATCCGAAGCTGCGAAAATGTCCTCTGGTGAAAAACCTGAATGCTTCACGATCAAGAAAGATAACATTCTCTCCACTGAAGACTTCGGTGGCTAGTCTGTAGGTCTTGGCTCGATTCCCTCTCTCCCATAGCCAAGGGGAATGCATGTCAGAGAGGGAATTCATTAAAAAACTAGAATACAATTGAAACCATGAAAGAGACATTCACAAGAGAAGAACTACTTCGAGCAATCAACGAATTGGAAGGGAAAATTGGTATCGAATCTTACTCAAGAGTATTGGATTGGAAAGAAAGTCTTGGATTTGGACGAGATGAAGAATACGATGATGGTAAAATGTCTGAATGGGATCGTTACAAAATTTGGGATGCTTGAAAACTAGAATACACTCTACTCATGAACGTTGCCGAAGCTATCAAACATCTTAAAAAAGTCAAACCTTACATTCACACCATCGAGCCGATTGGTAAGAATCTGTATAAAGTTAAATATGCGGCATGGGTCATTGATGAAGAAAATAGGACTGCTCGTGAACTGATCAAATGGGCAAAAGCCTATAGTTCGGAGAACAATCAGAACACCATAATCAGACGTATTGTTAAAAATGCTGATAAAAAAATGAATCGTCGGGAAACCAAAAAAGCTATCAAATCCGAAGACTTTGATAAGATTCCCCAACATGGTAAAGTTGCCATGGAAGACTCTGGATTGACACAAGATTTATGAACATTGATTTTCAAAACGTGAAACCTATCGACGAAATGAGCGAATGGGAACGCATAAAAGCAATTGGTTCCGCTCGTTACATTTTGGAAGATGTGTCAGCGGAAGAGATTAGTAAAGCCTCTGGTTTGCCTGTGGGAGTAATTACCGCTGCATTTGCCAACATCTTCGTATCGAAAGATGCGGTAGAAGATTAAAAAACTAGAATAGAATTGAGACATGAACAACAACCTCGCTACAATCGCCAAAGCATTCCGTCATAACACTGGTAAACACTTCCTTGATAGTGGAGACTACTATGGTCGTCACTATGAAAAACCTCCGATTACTGATGAAACTCCCTTAGTATCTATTGATGTATGGGGGACTGATGTCAGTGCCACAATCGACACTGCTCGCTTTCTGGCTGAAACCTGTGAAGTCGATACTGATATTCAGAAACAATTCGAAGAATGGGCTGAACTGGAAGAGAATTCCGATTTGAATTGGTTCGAAGCAGGTGAGAAATTTGCCACAGAAGTGTTAGGTCTAACACAATTGGCAAGAGACAATACTTACAACAGTGAATGTGACTTGTCTCAAACGTATGTTTGGGAAGTCTATGGAGAAGATACTGGTGATTGGATTTACAATGACGATGCTCTGATGGTCGTCTATGCTCACACTGGTTGCGATGTTCGTGGTGGTTATGCTTACCCTCTGTTCCTACGCTGTCAAGGGGATTATTCGATTCCGATGGATTTGGTAGCTGAATTCTTTATTGTCGATGGTCGTCGTGATGGGGAAGAACTTGATCGTGATGAGTGTCAACAATTGGATGAGGAATGGCAATGTGGTTATTCGTCCAATCCATCGTATCATATGTCTAAAAATATCGAACGTGTATTTGGATTCACCAAGACTACAAACACGGTGGTCGTGAAGCTGAAGAGTGGAGAGATTGTGAAGATTGCAGCACAAGCAAGAACCTACTAAAAAACTAGAATACAATTACATTATGCAACGACGAACTATTACTACCGCTTCAGACGGTCGCACCTACACTTGGGATGCAGATGACAATGCTTATCTTGGAATAGAGACTACTTGTGGATGTTATGGAGCTGCTCTACGCGAAGATGGTCGCTGGTCTCCTGCTCATAACGACGATGGCTTCTTTCAATTATGGGATGATGAATCGTATGACACTCCAGAAGAAGCGTGCATACGCTCACATAACATCTACACCTGAATAACTTTCATCAACTAAACGAACTCTATTACAATCACACACATTATGGATATTTTAGAAGTAATCAAAAATCTCGAAGATCGTCTCTGGTCACAATATGGCAATCCTCTCGCCAATTATAAGCAATCACAACATGATGTTAATATGAGTTACTATGTTGGCAAGCTTATGGAAGAGCTTGGACATAAATGGATTGCACCTGAAAGGATTAAAGGTGATCGTGAAGATCGTGCTTACTACTCCGAGAAAGCATTGCACGATGCCTTTCTGGCTGGTCAATTGCTCGCACGTGCTGACAACAAGAAACTACGAGCATCGATTATCTCTGAGCTGAGAACCGAATTGCATGACGCAATCGACAATATGGAACTTTGATATAATATGATACCGTTAATCATGATAATACTAATCTGCTCGATTGCGGCTTATATATGTTCTTTACCTCACGATAATTAAAAAACTAGAATACACTTGAGGCATGATGAAGATCGTCAAACTCGACATGGAGCATGTCAACAAGGGAACTCCCACACATGAACTTCCTGTTATCTTCAAGGGTAGCAGAAAGCAATGCGAGGGATTGCTCAAACGCTATCAATTTGTAAAAGAAAGTAATCTCTATGGGGGTTACTGGAACGACGAAGACAAAAACAGTTATTTTATTTTACCAGCATGAAAAGACTTACTAAAGAAGAAATCGAACGATTTGTCACTGCTTCCACAAATAAGGATGCTGTATGGAATTTCCTTGGCACTGTTCACCATTGCGGTAATTATGTCAATGCTCTTGCCAATCTGTTAGACGATGCGGCATTGTATGATTGGAATCATGACACTGTGATGGCAATCTATGAGGGATTGAAATACGCAAGTGAATTACCCACAGCACGAGGCTGTGGCTTCAGTCTAACTAACTTAGACTTCTTTTTAGACGCTTCACAGACAGCAGTTTCGCAAGAAGTATTACTACCTCCTACCAGAGCTTCCATCTCCACATCTGTAATCGCCAATCCCTGACGATGAATATTCTTTGCGGCATTAACATCCCTTTGGTGATGAGAACCACACTTAGGACATTTCCAATGCCTCACTGACAAAGGTAGCTTATCAATAATATAATCACAAGAAGAGCATGTTTTGGATGATGGATAGAATCTATCTATCTTTATCACTTTCTTACCATACCATTGCGCTTTATATTCTAGCATAGATACAAAAGAACTCCAAGAACTATCAGATATACTATAAGATAATTTACTATTTCTTACCATATTCTTGACAGCCAAAGATTCCAAAGAAATCATATCATACCGATTGATAAGATCAGTGGATAGCTTGTGTTGGAAATCCTTACGAGAATTGGTTATCTTCTCATGGATTCTTGCTATCTTATTTCTTTGTCTTTTGTATCTATTACTACCTTTCGTTTTCCTACTTAAATGTTTTTGAGCTTTTGAGAGCTTCTGTTTGAGATTTCTATTAAAATTAGGATTCTTTACTTTCCCACCATCTGAAGTTACTATGAAATCGTTAATACCTAAATCAATACCTACTGTCTTGCCTGTCTTCTCTTTGATCTTCTTAGGAACTTCCATTAAGATACTGGCAAAATATTTATTAGTGGGTGTTTTAGAAATTGTTACGGATTTAATCTCGCCTTCTAACTTACGATGTAATATAATGGGAATACCATCTTTAAACTTTGGAATGTGAATCCTATTATCTTTTAAGGATATGTGTTGGGGGACTCTAAAAGATTGGTTTTCTGATTTCTTTTTAAACTTTGGAAATTTAGATTTCTTACGGAAGAAATTTCCATAAGCAGTCTCAAGATTCATAAGAGATTGTTGTAAGGTTTGGGAATTGACTTCTTTAAGCCATTGGTAATCACCCTTTTTCATGGCAATCACATTACCAGCGCATTGATTATAATTCAATGTCTTTCCATTGTTTAAATAATGATTTTGTTTTTCTTTTAGAAAATGATTATATATGAATCGGGAGCATCCAAAGTGCTTTCCAAGCAATTCCTTTTGAGAATCCAAAGGATAGATTCTGAATTTGAAGGCTTGATATGTAATTTCTTGTTCTATATTATTATTTAGTCTAAAGATGAATATTTTTTGAGTAAATGGTAAAAATACTTTATTGACTTTTTTAAAAACTAGATTACATTTGGGACATGAAACACCGCATTGGAATCACAGAAGATAAAAATGGTTTTTATTCCATTCAGTTAAACGGTAGAATCATTTCTTACGGATTAACCAAAGATAAAGCTTTTTTTCTTTATCGTGGTATTGCATGGGGCATCGACGAAGCAGGTGATGAAGTTATTCTGGAAGATTCAATTTTTGAAATTTTCAAAGATTAAAAAACTAGATTACATTTGGGACATGACAATTCAACGCAATCCGATCAACGGTAGTATCACCATCACAACAATCAAATTCAAACGATTGATTACAAGGACTTTTTACGATTACACAGTGGATGAAGCTTTGGGATCGTTTAAGGAATATCTCAAGACTCTGAAAAAATGACATTTACAAGAATGTATGAGAGAAAGCCACGGGGTCTTTAGCCCCGTGGATGAATCGAATAATATCATCCTTGGGATTCTATATATTTTTTAATGGTTTCTATAGATGCATCACCACATGAGCATACAAAATATCCATCAGACCATAGGGTTCTCTCTTTCCAATAATTTTCTTTCATTTTCTTAGGATATCTTTTCCACATTTCTTTAGTTGATAATGATTTTAATGTTCTCACGATTGTCAAAGGGGATAATTTCGGAACTGAATTGATAAGGATGTGAATATGATCCTCATCAGTTTCCAAGATATCTATATTAAAATCGTATTCTTCTGATATATTAACCATGATTTCTTTCAAAGTCAAATCAAAATCACCTCTCAACAATCGTTTTCTATACTTTGTTGAGAAAATTATATGGTATTTCAATAGAAATTTCGAGTGATTTTTAGATACATACAAATTATTTAGATTATTTTTATTATTTTCTAAATAATTATCACCTTTAGACTAAATAATAACATAGAACAGGAAATTACATATCAAGCCTTCAAATTTAGAATATATCCTTTGGATTCTCAAAAGGAATTGCTTGAGAAGCATTTCGGATGTTCAAGATTCATTTATAATCATTTTTTGAAAGAGAAACAAGAAGAATATCTATCTTCTGGTAAGGGATTAACATATAGTAAGTGTTGTAAGATTCTAAAGGAATTAAAAGATAATGAATTAGAATGGTTGAAAGAAGTCAATTCACAGACCTTACAACAATCAATTCAAAATCTTGAGACTGCTTATGGAAACTTCTTTCGTAAGAAATCCAAATTTCCAAAGTTTAAAAAGAAATCAGAAAACCAATCCTTTAGGGTTCCCCAACACATTTCTTTGAAAGACAATAGACTCTTCATTCCAAAATTCAAAGATGGAATACCCATTGTATCACATCGTAAGTTAGAAGGTGAGATAAAGAGTGTTACGATTTCTAAAACACCTACTGATAAATATTTTGCTAGTATCTTAATGGAAGTTCCTAAAAAGTCTAAATCAAAGACTGGCAAGACCGTAGGAATTGATTTAGGTATTATAGATTTCATAGTAACAAGCGATGGGGAGAAAATCAAGAATCCAAATTTTTCAAGATCATTAAAAGATAAATTAAAGACTCATCAAAAACATTTAAGTAGGAAAACGAAAGGTAGTAATAGATACAAAAGACAAAGAAAGAAAGTGGTAAGAATCCATGAGAAGATAACCAATTCTCGAAAGGATTTTCAACACAAATTAAGCACTCGTTTGATTAATGAGTATGATATGATTTCTTTGGAATCTTTAGCTGTTAAGAATATGATACGGAATAGGTGCTTATCCTATTCCATATCTGATAGCTCTTGGAGTTCTTTTGTATCCATGTTGGAATATAAAGCCAGTTGGTATGGGAAGGAGATTAAGAAAATCGATAGATGGTATCCTAGTTCCAAGACATGCTCAAGCTGTGATTATATTATTGATAAGCTACCTTTGTCAGTGCGTAAGTGGCAATGTCCCGAGTGTGGTTCTCATCACCAAAGGGATGTCAATGCTGCTAAAAATATACATCGTCAGGGATTGACGATTACAGATGTGGAGATGGAAGCTCTGGTAAGAGGTAGTAATACTTCTCACGAAACTACTGTCTGTGAAGCGTCTAAAAAGAAGTCTATATCAGATCGAAAGATTTATAGACTGAAGCCGCTGGGTCTTGCCCAGCGGTAGTTCACAATTGAACAAGTGAGAGAATATGTGGAAGGTCATCTTTTCACATGTTCTAACAAGCAAGAGCTATCCATGAACGAAATTCTTGCCATGCTGAAAAATGCTTTGGCATGTATCGAAGATGGTGACGATGGTTTGGAAGCTTATCTTGATCGTATGGAATACTACAAAAAATTAAAAAACTAGAATACACTTGGGATATGACGAGAGACGAATTACTACCAATCATGGAAGCGATGGAAACCTACGGTGGTGGGTTTGTGAAAAAGCTGGTGCAAGCTATGCAAGTGGCTGATAACCACAATCTGGAACGCATCGTGACAGCATTTCCCGAAATCATCGAACGATACAAACAATTTTTGAAATAACATGACAATCGCACAGCAATTAAAAATTAAAGACTTCCCTTTTACAATCAATGATAAAAATGGTAATCAGATTTACTGGGAGACTTCCAATGGATATTGGTCAAAACGCGAATACAATACCAATGGTAATGTGATTTACTTTGAGACTTCCGATGGATATTGGTTAAAACGTGAATACGATACCAATGGTAAATTGATTTACTTTGAGAATTCCTATGGAACAATCAAAGACAATCGCCCTAAAACAGATGTTCAAAAGGCAATCGAACTTCTTGAGAAAGAAGGATTGATTGTGGATGGAAAGATTCTAAAAAACTAGAATACAATCAACACATATGGGACGCTCAATTAGCACACATCGAAACGCTTACACTACTTTCTTCACCACGTTTGATTATGATGATGATGAAGATTATTCACAATACGCATGGGATAGTTTTGTGAATTGTGTGCGGGACATTCTCTCAAAAAAATACAAATCTTTACAAAACGCTGATCGTTGGGTTGATCGTGAAGATCACATCATTCTCGAAAACAGCGTAGCAGAGATTTCCATTTCAGAATATTGTGGCGGCGTTGCTATCTGTCTCGCCCCTAGAGACACTGACAATCCCTTGCATGAGGGTTGGTGTGGTCAAATCTATAAAGGATTTCATGACATTTTGAATAAATGTTTTCAGGGTTATCACAAGATCGGATGCTTCTCCAATGGTGAGGGAGTGTATGAAAAAATCGCTTAAAAACTAAAATACAATTAACACATGAAAAAATATATCTATCGAATTTGGAATTACTTTCGCCCTTTCCCAAAACCAGAGTATGGTTGGAAAATCTTTCAACAAACGTCTTGGTTGAATAAGCAGATCCAAGAAGAACTCTTGAAACGTAAAGAAGATTGATGTTGGAAGTTATTTGTTTCTACACTATTATTATTACTCTTGGTGCTAGGTTACATTTAATATGCGCAATTTTTTCAATCCTATTGATTTATTTATTAAAAAACTAGAGTAATATTAAGACATGCTTAAGATTAAATTCATACTTGACACGAACAAAGCTAAAGGTCTTCCATTCTCTGAAAAGAATCGTAAACGTTCTTGGTGAAGTAAGCTGTTGACTTTTCGGCTCTGTGAGTAAATAGAATAGTAATGTGTCGTTCGTCTAACGGATAAGACTTGGGGATTCTACCCCCACAATACGGGTTCGATTCCTGTACGGCACACCATTTATTTTTTATTAAAATAACCTCTTGGTGGATAATCTGTGATGTCATATGATTTGCACCATTTTCTAACAGCATTATCAGACACTCCATATTTTTCACCCAATCTAGTGAAAGGTAATTCCCATAACATTTTTTCAAGTTCTTCCTTTTCAGGTCTATCTATAACTTTTCTGCGTCCAATTCTAAAACATGTCATACATTGCTTTGCGTCCGAGTCTTTGATATTACCGCATTTACATAACTCTTTCATTTTTACCGTTTCTTTTTTAACATGTTTAAGTATGATGTTATGAATAATTTTCTGTGGTTTTTCTTTCCGTGGTTTTTCTTTCCGTGGTTTTTCTTTCTGACGTTTTTCGGCTTTCATATTGGAATAATTCAATGAACAAGGTCTACATCTGATAGCTCTTTTATCTATATGTTTACCGCAATCAACACAATATTTTAATTTCTTCATTTTCGGAACATAATTGAAATAATCAAATTCAACTTTAACATTTGCGTTTGATAACTCATCTATAAAATCACTCCATTTATTTAAATTGAAACATGCTGAATAATGAATCTCGTATACATCCCATCCATTAGCTTCTAACAAATCATGTCTTTCTTGATAGTAAGATTTCAATGTTCCGTCTCTTTCATAATGCTGATTACCATTGATTTCTAAAGCTATCATCTTATCAGGTAATGCAATGTCAATTGAAAACGATCTACCATCAATTTCTGGTTGATACTCTTCAATGAATGGAATATTTAATTGTGTTAGAAATTCTTTCACTTTCTCACAAGGTTTTGATTTAAATTTATCTTTATTTCTCCAAGGATGTTTATCAGGATTATCTTTCAACCATTGCTTTCTCTTTTCTGATAGATTCTTTTTCGTTTCCTCTGTATGTATTACTGGTTTTGATTTATTGATTTTTATATTATTGTTTTTAAGAGTCTTTCTTACCAGACAATCAGACACGTTCAAATGATTTGCAATCTCCATCACGGTCAATCCTTTATCAGATAGCTCTTGTAATTTTTCAATACTAAGATAAATTTTCTTCGGCATATAAGTATTTAACAGAATAACCTTACTTTACAAATAAGACTAATCTGATAAATAAAAACTAGAATACATTACTTTACATACAATGCGCTGATAGCTCAGTGGTTAGAGCAGGGTGCTCATAACGCCTTGGTCGTGGGTTCGAATCCCTCTCAGCGTACCAATTCTCTAAAAAACTAGAATACAATCACAATATGACAATTGCACAACAATTAAAAATTAAAGACTTCCCTTTTACAATCAATGATTCCAATGGTAAAGAGATTTACTATGAAGCTTCCAATGGATATTGGCAAAAACGTGAATACGATACCAATGGTAATCGGATTTACTTTGAGACTTCCAATGGAACTTGGGTAAAACGCGAATACGATACCAACGGTAAAGAGATTTACTTTGTGGATTCCGATGGATATTGGGCAAAACGTGAATGGGATACCAATGGTAATGAGATTTACTTTGAGAATTCCGATGGAGAAATCATTGACAATCGTCCTAAGACTGATATTCAGAAAGCAATTGAATTTCTTGAGAAAGAGGGATTGATTGTGGATGGTAAGATCCTAAAAAACTAGAATACAATCACAATATGACAATCGCACAGCAATTAAAAATCAAAGACTTCCCTTTTACAATCAATGATTCCAATGGTAAATTGATTTACTATGAGAATTCCAATGGATATTGGAGAAAATATGAATACGATGCCAATGGTAATGTGATTTACTTTGAGAATTCCACTGGACATTGGGAAAAACGTGAATGGAATTCCAATGGTATTCGGATTTACTTTGAGACTTCCTATGGAACAATCGTAGACAATCGTCCTAAGACAGAAGTTCAGAAAGCAATCGAACTCCTCACGAAAGAGGGATTGATTGTGGATGGAAAGATTCTTAAAAACTAGAATACACTCATAACATGACAATCGCACAGCAATTAAAAATTAAAGACTTCCCTTTTGAAATCAAGGATTCCAATGGTAAAGTGATTTACCTTGAGGATTCCAATGGATATTGGTCAAAACATGAATACGATGCCAATGGTAATCAGATTTACTGGGAAAATTCCAATGGATCTTGGTCAAAGCGTGAATACGATTCCAATCGTATTCGGATTTACTTTGAGACTTCCGATGGATATTGGTTAAAACGTGAATACGATACCAATTGTAATTGTATTTACTATGAGAATTCCGATAGAACAATCATTGACAATCGTCCTAAGACAGAAGTTCAAAAGGCAATCGAACTTCTTACGAAAGAGGGATTACTGGTGGATGGAAAGATTCTAAAAAACTAGAATACAATCGTAGTATGACAACACAAGAAATTAACGATCTGGAAAGCCAATTCGATACTGTAGCAATCGAGATTCTTGATGCTCTAAAAAGCAATCCAAAATACATACAAATCAAAGCAAAATTCGATTTGTTGCAATCCATGATGCAAAACGCTATCGGTGAAGAATTTCCTGATAGTTGGATGGCAGAATTAAAAAACTAAAATAAAATATTTTTCGGAGTGTGTCCAAATTGGTAAAGGAGATCGACTTAAAATCGATTGGCACTGCGCCTTATGGGTTCGAGTCCCATCACTCCGACTTTCTTCCACCCATAATTAAAAAACTAGAATACAATTGATCTATGGAATACATTAAACGATATAATTGGACAATCCGCAATACTGTAACTGGTCAAACGGCTGGGTATAATTGTTGGAATGGTGCTTGTGATGAAGATCATGTTCGCAATAGTCCATCTGTTCAAGCTTGGGCAAATGGTGATGAAATCGAAGTGATTGCAGAAACGTTTGAAGACTATGATGATCTTCAAGGTTAAAAAACTAGAATACAATTGAGCCATGACAAAAACATACGATACCTTTCTCCCTATCTTCTCTGGATTCTACAATACCATTTGGGATGAATCCGAATCTTGGATGGAATGTGAACTTGATAGTGAAGAGTGTTTCCGTGAACACTATCCTGAATTCGATGGTATTCCTTTCGATTTCATTAGAGACAATTTTTGGGATATTGTCGATTGTCGCCAAGGTTTTGAGGGTGTGCTTGATTACATCGTGAGCGTGTTTCCTCGGTGGTTCAATGGTGAAGTGGGTTCTGATATTATCAAAAACGTCACTTTACAAAAGATCGTTTCCCCTCGTGAATACAATTTCTGTAACGATTCTGCTGATGTTTCCATTGAAGTTGATACGGATTTGATTGCCAAGTATCTGCAAGAAAACGGTCATGCTTTCTCTGAGTATCTGAAAAAACGATACACTTCTCGTGATGGGTTCATCTCTCATTATTCTAACGATATTTCAGAATGGGCTGAAGACACTAACGATTTCACCGACTTCTCTGTCAATGGTCATTACTTGGGCGCGATTCTGGAATTTATTGTGAACGATTCCATTGATGATGCGGAAATGTCATTGTTCTATTCTGCAAATACTCATGAGGGATTCTCTAACAGCGTGGGAGTCGATACTGCACGATTGGTGGAAAAATGGGAAGCATCGAAAGATTAAAAAACTAGAATACACTCATAACATGACAATCGCACAGCAATTAAAAATTAAAGAATTTCCTTTCGGAATCAAGGATAAGAATAGTAATCAGATTTACTATGAGAATTCCACTGGATATTGGATAAAACGTGAATGGGATGCCAATGGTAATCGGATTTACTTTGAGGATTCCAATGGATATTGGACAAAACATGAATACGATACCAATGGTAATTGGATTTACTATGAGAATTCCGAAGGAACAATCGAAGACAAACGTCCCAAGACTGATGTCCAAAAGGCAATCGAACTCCTCACGAAAGAGGGATCGATTGTGGATGGTAAGATTCTAAAAAACTAGAATACAATCGTAGTATGACAACACAAGAAATTAAAGACTTCCCTTTTACAATCAATGATTCCAATGGTAATGAGATTTACTGGGAAAATTCCAAGGGATTTTGGTCAAAACGTGAATACGATGCCAATGGTAATCGGATTTACTATGAGGCTTCCAATGGATATTGGGCAAAATATGAATACGATGACAAGGGTAATGAGATTTACTATGAGAATTCCGAAGGAACAATCGAAGACAAACGTCCCAAGACTGATGTCCAAAAGGCAATCGAACTCCTCACTAAAGAGGGATTGCTGGTGGATGGTAAGATTCTAAAAAACTAAAATACAATCGTAGCATGACGACATACAAACCAGTATCAAATCCTCTCTGGAAACTTCGTGACGAATATGCGAATTCCGTTCTTCCTCGCCATGTATCATTCTTTGGTGCGCTTCCTGCACCTGTATCTTACTATGAGAAGATTGAGAAGCCATCGATGGAAATCAATAACAATGGTCGCATCACTTATTCCAATTACTTTTTCGGAAAGGTCATCAACACTATGGAAGAGATGGTGGAAGTCGCAAACAAGCTGAATAAAAAACTAGCGTAATATTGAGCCATGACAACGAAAGTGTATATCGACTCGGTTCCCTATGAATTGACGAAAGAATTCAATGATTCTTGGTCAATGCCGAAATTTCCCTTTGATGTTCGTGTGCCAGAAAGATGGTGCAATCGCAAAGGTGGAGAATATTGTGGTCTGAATCAATTTCAAATCTATCAGAATGATGATCTTTCCTTGTCAATCTATTGCTTGGAAAAGTATGATGATGACATGTTCATTGATGAATTTCTTGCTGCAATCTCTGACAATTACGATGCGATGAAAGAGATTGGTTGGGAAGCCTTGGAACAATACGAATAAAAAACTAGAATACAATTGAGACATGAAAAAGATCAGCGCAACTCACTTCGGAAAATTAAAAGTCACTATGTATCTCGCCAATACCAAGAAACCAACTTGGTCTAACGGTAATCACGACCATTATCGTGTGAAGATTCAACATGAGGGCAAATCACACACTTTCGATTTTTGGGGTAGCATTGCCAATAAAGAGAATAGTCAATTGGAAAATGTGAAAGAAGCATTGCATTGCTTTGCTAGCGATTGTGATCTTGGCAGTGAAGACTTCAAAGATTTTTGTTGGAAAACTGGCGCAAGTGAAGATTCTATCAAAGATTTGAAAGCTTTCAAAGCTTGTCAGAAGTCTTATAAAGCGATGAAACGCTTGAACATTCCTAACGTCAATTTTGAATCTTGGTTGGATTCTGATTATTAAAAAACTAGAATACAATCGAGACATGAAATACCTACCAACTATTGACCTCTGGAATCCTGCTTTCAACCATGCTGTCCGTACAGGACAATTGAAATTGCAAACAGGACAATGGGTGAAATGTGGCAATGAAAAGAAATCTCGCTTCGTCTCTCTAAGAGAAGGTGGAACGATTTG